GACAGCTTCTTCTCGAGTGAGTCTTGGATGGAGTTGAGCAGAGAAAGCCTCTTGCCCATCGGTCCAGGAATCAATCGAGCCAGCGTCATCCGATTCACCAGCGCCTTGATTCCAGGAATCCTTCTGCCCAGGGAGAAAGGATTCAGAAACCCAGAGGTCAGCGCAGGAGATGCGGTCTGAGGGCCGTAAATCCTAAGCCTCTCAGAGAGTCCGGTAAGCGACTCCAGTTCGACAGGATCAGCGTCGGCTGGGTTCGAGCGTAGCTGCTGAAGGCGAGCCTCCACAGCGGCCACAAGCTTGTAGAAGTCGATGCCAGCCTGAGTGTCCAGCGTGACATCAAGCTGAGGGTTGAAGAAGTACTCCTGACCATCAACAACCCAGCGCTCACCACGTCCACGAGGATCAGTGGTTCCAAGGATCTCTGGGTTGGAGTAGCCAAGGTTCTTGGTGGCGGTCGCGTACGAATCCTTGAACTCTGGAGATGCAACGACGCTCTCTAGCAGAGCGATCTGCTCAAGCGTGGCTCCAAACTCGTTGTCGATTCTCTGGATCTCTCGGTTCAGCGCCTTGAGCCGCTCAAGCGCATCTTCCTTTGCGGACCGATCCCTGTAGTACCGCTTCGCGAAATCCTCAATGGACACCTTCTTGGACTTCGCAGCAGCAGAGCTTGAAGAAAGCGCGAAGTAGTCCTCGAAGGCTTTCCGGTCTGCAGCAGCAAGATCGATGTTCGCCTTGTAGTCCTTGATCGTCCTTAGCGAAGAGGCCAGACCTCGATACGACTCGAGAACAGAACGCTTACCAGAAGCCGGAGGCGTCAGAAGCGTGGTGATCGTCTCAGGAAGAACCTTTCCGCTGAGGATGTTGTTGTCGACGACGTACTTGATGATCGCGTCGTTGTTGCCAGCTGCCTTCGAGGCTGCGATGACCGAGTCCGGAACAGCTTCTGCGATGATGTCTATGGCCTTAGCAACGTCAGCGTTCTGTTTCTTGATGTAGAAGGCTGCATTGGTTGCGTTGACCTTGGCCCGCTCAAGAGCTGCATCAACTCCAGCGAATGTGCGCAGGTCGTTGCGGATGTAATTGTAGTAGTCCTTCAGGAGGGCTCTCTGAGAGTTTTCAGCGACATAGGCTGCAGACTTTGCAGCGATCGCCTCCGCAAGATCAGAGATCATCTTCGGAGATGTCATCTGCACCCGAAGGACCTCGAGCTTGGCTTTTTTCTTAGCGAGAACGTCTAGGATATTCTTGCCCTGATTCCATACCGCATAGCTGAAGCTGCCCTTGTTACGGTCATTCGGCCTGATCGACGACAGCGGAACTGAGGACTGAGAGACTTCGTTCAGGGACTTCAGCCAGCGCATTCCACGCTCAGCAGATTCAGAGAGTCCAGCCAGCTGTGTTCCAAGCCCTGCTGGAAGGAGTCCGCGCTGCACCGATGCAGACTGCTCGATTGGAACTGTTTGGTAGAAATCCAACCCAGGCCTGCGAATCTCTGATTCGACCTGAGCTCGCGTCTTGAAAGGAGTCTTCGAGTACCTGATGTCTGCTGACTGAAGATTGAACCGCTGGCTCAGAGGGATGACGTTTCCAGACGCATCGTATGTGACAGGATCTGCAGATTTTATCTGAGATGGAGAGAAGACGACGAACGCTCTTCCAGATGCAGATCCGGCTCCTGCAAAGTTATCTAGGATGACAGTGTCGTACTTGTAGTCAGACACAGCCTGCCTCGCTTCTTCTCCACGAATTCCCTGACCGTCACCAATCAGCAGAATACGTCTATCACGAAGAGCTTCAGGTCCGTATCCAACACGTCCAGGATTTACAAACGCTCTAAGGTTGATTCCGCGATCAGATCCCATTTGCCCAGAGTTCGGCTCTGCAGAGAACCAGAACTCACCCCATACGGAAGATCTCTCGGGATCAAACGATTGGAACTGGCTTCCAGTCGCATGATAACCAGTCAATGTGTAACCAGCGACCCTAGCGGCCTCATCTACAAGACGCTGAGCAAGCTCAAGATCTCCAGACGAAACCGCATCAAGATACCTGCGATCAATGTCGCTGATGTAGGCCAACGTATCAGCGTTTGAAGACAGCGTCTCGACCACCTCGTTCCCATTGACTGTGTATGTCGTCGATGGGCGGGACACACGCGCATGAACCTTGGCCACCGCTTTGGCAGCGATGTACTCAGCGGCGAGTCGAGTCAGCCGAACACCCTTGCTGTTGGCCCACGCAAGCACGCGTCCGGTGATGCGCTGGAACCAGTTGCGTCCGCTCCAAGCCTTGGCAAGAAGCTCGACCTTGCGGGCGTCCTCTTCGCGAGAGACTGCGGCAGGATCGTACTCAAGTCGGGCAACCTCAGCAGCGATCTCAGCAGCCTCATCTGGCGTGACCTGTGAGATCTCAGCGGCAAGCTCTCCATTCGCGTTCGCGGCTTCGGACTCCTCGTGAAGCAGGACCCTGTCGATGTCCGCTGCGGAGGAGACCTTTGCGGAGTTGATCTCGATCCTAACGATTCGACCGTCCGCTTTGCTGATGAAGATGCGGCCATCGAAGTTCGCGTTGGGGTCGTTCACCACACGAACCAATCCGCCAGCTTGAATGCCGAACCGAGAGAGAAGGCGATCCTCAACAGCAGCAACAGTCAGTCCGGTTGCTGGGCCGACATTGCGGCTGAGAAGCTCTACAACGTCTTCCTCGTTTCGATCGTACGCATCCGCCTCTTCAACAAGGCGTGCAGCTCCTCCTTCATTGTAGAGGTCGACAACCTTCTGGAATGCCTGATCCAGCTGAGTCCTGATGACATCGGTTGAAGATCCAGAGAACGCTTTGGAAAACGACGCCCGATCGAAGCTGCTGACAACCCTGTCGAATGCTGCCCTAAGCTGTTCAGGATTCAGGAGAACGCCTCGATTCCTTTGCTCGAGCCCTGCAATGAATTCAGCAAGATCGCTGATGAGCTTCAGATTGAACCTGCGAATGTCTGCCGCAGAAGCAGAGACCATTGCTTCGCTTGGAGGGATCTCTTCCTTTCGCGCCTGCTGGCCTGTGGTCGTAGTCTCGGCCTGAGACTGTGTCTCTTCAGCTAGAGAGACTGGACTGCGCTTTGCTTCGCGCACTGCGTCCACGACGATGGAACGTTGCGCCAGTCTTGGAGACCACTTGGCGGCCCACTCCTTGTCCTTAAGACCTCTGATTAGGAACTTTGCTATCTCGTTGTCCCACCTGTCTTGATACGCAGCCGGATCAGCGGCTACGCCTGGAGCTGCCTCCATGAAACGAAGCGCGATCTGCTGCGGTCCTTTCTTCCAGAAATACGCAGCCTTGTAGATGATCTTATCGCTATCGCTTAGAGAAGCGATGAACTCGTTTCTCTCGGCTTTCTCTTCAGCTGTCTCCTCTCCGAAGATGGAGCGATCCAGAAGCCTCTCGAACTGAGAGTACTTCTCGCTGGATATAACCTCAGCAATAAGACCAAGAGCCTTGGAGCGATCGGCATCCTTCTGCTCTGTCTTCGTTGGCTCTCGCTTGGCCTCAGCAGACCGCTTCGTAAACAGTCCGGCTGCGCTCTTGATTCGAAATTGAGGGAACGTGGTTCCATCAGCGCTCACCCGATCAACGCTATAGCCGCCTTCCGCAAGCGGCCTGAAGGTAAGCACATCTCCGAGAGACACTCCCGATTTCTGAACGAGAGTCGGCGTGGCGCGAGCGGCCTTGGTTCTGCGAGTCGTGACACCAGCATCGGTCACACGAACCGTAACGCTTCCATCAGGATTCTGACCAACAACGCCATTGATGATGCTCTTGCCCAGCTTAGCTGAAGTCTCAGGACCAAACGCCTTGTTGCTCAGCTTGATGCTGTCGCCGCTGGCCAATGGAGTCTCGTCTGCGTAGACAAGACCAGTCTGCGCTGCGGGAGCAGGAGCTGAAACTGGGGCGGCAGCTGGAGTTGGAACAGCTGCTGGAGCTTTGGCTTTTGCAGGAGCAGGAGCAGGAGTTGGCGCTGGGATGTTCCTGTTCAGCGATGACAGGAGCTCGTCAAATGCGTCTGCCGTATCTTCCCTGCCTCCAAGCTCCTTCTGCACGCTGAGCACCTCGTCGTGGTCAGCTTTTGTAATGTAGCCTAGCTGGAGAGCCTTCTTTGCAAGACTCCTAAGACGAGCTGGAGACTCAAGGTTTGCCGCCGCGCCATCTACTTGGTCGATGAAGTTGATGCGAGCTATGTCTTCAGGCTTCTCGACAGGAATCGGAGCTGGAGCTGGAGCTGGGGCGGCAGCTGGAGCTGGAGATTGAGGTATAGCTGCTGTTTCAAGTGCTTGTTTTAACCTTGGCTTAATAGATTCAAACAATCGAATCCTAGCTGCGGCCCTTCCATCTTCATTGTCAGGCCTGTATTCAATGTCGTTAAACCCTTCCGCCTTAAGCGCCGAAGCGACTTCTGGAAGTTTTCCAGCAATATCACGCCCTTTAAGTCCTGTTATAAATCCAATGTTCGGATTTTCTGGAGACGGTATTACTTGGATAACTGTATCACCTACTACTAGTTGCTTTCCTCCAATGGCTTTAAGCGGGCCGCCTGGCTGAAATAATGAAGGTTGATAACCGCCTTGAAGCGCATCCGATGGTGCTGCTACTTCCGCCCTTCCTGTGACATCTGCTGGAGCTTGTCCTTGCCGTACTTCCGCCTGCCGATCCACGCGGCCAGTGCCTTGGGCTCCTTGACCCCCTTCTTGGACAGCTGGTTGACGAGCTTCTGGAACTTGGACTGGGGCTTCATTGATCTGTTGGAGTTGGCGTTGTTCTTGTGCGCGAAGATCTCGGAGGCGCTGGGCGACCTCTGGGCTCATTCCTAGGGTCGGCCTAGGCTCTGGAGCTATCGGCCTCGTGGCGGCCCCATAGCGGCTCGCCTGAGCGGCTTCCAGTCTTCCTAGAGGAACGCTGGCCTGCTCAGCTTGGAGCTGGGCCATAATGCGCGCTTCCTCTTCGGCCATCTGGGCTCTGGCTACAGCCTCTTCCTCCTGAAGCTGGGCCATAATGCGTGCCTCCTCCTGAGGATTGGCAACGATACGTCCAGCGGCTTCGACTCTGCGGGCTTCGGCTTCAGCCCTATTGCGTTCAGCAACCAGTCGCCGCACCGCAGCGCGACGCTCAACCTCTTGCTGGCTCAGGATGACCCCAGTGCCAAAGCCTTCAGGCGGGTACTGTCCGATCTGCGGCTCAGCGGCAACCTCTGCTGCGGGAGCGGGAGCCTCCTGATACATTCCCTCCGCCTCCAGACGACGACGTTCAGCGTTGCTGAGACGTGTTCCGGCAGGGCCAACAGATCTTCCTTCACCAAGATAGGTCTGTGCGATTCCACCGACTGTGGAGATCGGAGTGCCAGTCTCTGCGGAGGGGGCCTGCAGCGGCGCTCCATAGACAGCGCCGACATCGCCACGATCAACAGACCTAGCTCCAAGACGACCAAAGTAATCCTGAAGCTCCTGCTCCAGACGAGCCTCTCGGAGAGCATCCGCCCTTCTTCCGACACCAGACTGGATTCCTCCGATCACGCCGCCAGTAGCAGCGCCAGCAACTCCAGCCTCAAGAATCCGAGCCGCTGCCTCTGATGCTGAAGGCAGTTCGCCACCTCCTGCTCCAGTGGCCAGTATTGCAGTAGCCTCCTGTCCAGCTTCGGTCAGGCCTTCTGTGATAGTTCCTTTAGCAACGCCACGCGCAACCTCTCCAGCAGCTCCACGAATGCCACGCTGCACCAACTCCCTTGCGGCATCATCAGCAGCCTCTCCGAGAATACGGCGGGCCACTGTGGATTCGATTCCCATCGACTCGAGAGCGCCGCTTAGGAGACCGCCTCCAACCGCTGCGGCACGCTGCCTGAATCCAGTATCTCCAGTGGCGTCGACAATGTCAGAGTAAATGGCACCAGCCTCTTGCGGTGCAGTTACAAGCATCGGCCCAAGGAATCCAGCTGTGCGAGCTCCAAGGCCGGTCATTCCGAGAGCTCCAGCGGTGCCGCCAGTGGCAAGCATCTGCGGAATCTGCTGAGCAAGCAGTGCTCCTAAGTATCCAGTCGCATCTCCAGCATCTTTAATTTCCCTAAAAGACTTTGGGGCCGTCATCGGGATGTCAGCCATCCCAGACAGTTCGCGACTCGTCTCAAGCAGGCTCCTTGATACTTCTCCAGGAGTTAAAGCGGCACCAAGTCCGACGACTCCGCCAGCCATTCTGGCCAGTCCGCCAGCAGTCTGACGCCCCAGTTCAGACCGCATCAGGAGCGGAACATCCTTGTCCGACTCGTAGGCCTCTAACGTCTCAAGTCTGGTCTGTGCGGCACGTCCCTCTTCCTTGAGCTGGGCCATCTGATCCTGAAGGCCAGCCCTCTTGTTGAGGTAGGTGATGATGTCAGCATCGCTGGCACCATCAGCCCTCGCTAGGGCAGCATTGAAGCCATAGGTCTTTCCAAGGTGGTCAGCGATCTCCGCATCGCTGAATCCATCCTCCCTAGCCAGAGCCCAGTTGAATTGAGGCATGTTAGTGTCGGCTTACTGACGCTATTGGGATGGTGGCGTAGTGAGATCATACCTTGAAGATCCGAGACTCACGCCAGAAGGCTTAGCACGACTGACAATATCAGGAGAGATCGCTCCAATGCGTTGAGGAGGCATCATCCCCATACCTCGCCAAGCTTGACCGACCTGAGACAAGCGATCATCAACGATCGCGGCTGGAGCTGGATCGACGCTCTTCGGCTTCACAGGAAGGTCTTGTAGCTGCCTATCGTAAAATGGAGCCAACGTCTCCTCTGCATATCTGCGAGCTGCCATCTCTGGTGTCATTCCAGCAGTAGCCATGATCTCGTTAATCCTTACTGTGGATCTGTCTTCAGGATTAAACCACCGCTGATCAGCATCGTACTGCTTCAGAGCCTTCTGAGTTTCCTCCATCAGGGCAGCAGTATATGCGTTCTGCCTCTCGATCTTCTGATTCTCTTTTATGACATCAAGATCTGTAGGCTTAATCCCCAAAAAAGCCCTGCCAGCATCTGGGTTTTTTTCCATCAACTCGAGGATCTTGGCGCGCTCAGCAGAAATTCTATCATAAGGCAATCCAGCGATGCGCTCCTGAGCCCTCATCTGAGCCTCTGCGATTCGGCTCTGCTCGCGAATGGCGTCGGCCCGATTCATCGACTCAAGGCCAGCAATGCGGGCCATCTCGTTTTGATACGAGCCCCTGTTGCGAACGTCGGTCTCGCCAATTCCTATCTGGCCACGACGATACTCGTTCATGCCCATCACGTCCTGGCCGCGAATGCCAAGCTCACCCTGACGATAGCGATCCAACGCTTCGCCTTCGGTTCGGCGAATATTGGTGTTCGCAACCGCATTCAGGTAGTTGCGGTAGGCATTCTGCTCTGCGGCGTCAGCGGCCTGTTGGCCGATTCGGTTCGCCATCAAAGAGTCCAGAGTCGATCCGTATGTTGCCATAAATCGTATGCGTTATTGGTGTCAGGGATTGCTGTAGCTAAGCCCCCAGCTAGTAGAAGGAGGTGGCGTGAATCCATAGTTTCCGTAACCGATCGGAGCTGTCAGCCCAATGCTAGGAGCAACTACCGGCTGAGGAGTGTAGGTCGGCTGTGGAAGAGTGTATGCAGCCTGCGGCCTAGAAGGCTGAGCTGTCTGAGCTTTGCCTCCACCCAGCAATCCACCAAGAAGACCGCCACCGCCTCCACCAACCATTCCACCGCTGTAGAGCGACATGAACGTATCGAGTGCGGAGTTAAGGCTCTGATCCACAGCACCAGCAGCAGCAGCCCACTTGTTGCGCTGTTCTTTGAATCCAGCGAGGTTCGATCTGGCCACATCGCTAAGGCCACCAAGCTGGGCAATCTCGTTAGCGCGAGCGGCCTGCAGCGCCTGAAGCGGATTGAGCTCCAGCTGAGCAAGACCCAGAGGCATCTGGTTGCGGTAATCCATCAGCCCAAGCTGCTGATTGATGTTGGAGACTCTCTCACTGGCAGCACCAGCTGCGGCAGGGTTCAGGCCAGCAAAGATCTGGCTGGCGATCGGAGCACCAAACGCACCGATGTAGCTGGAACGCTGCTTGTCCAAGTAGCTGCTGGAAGGACGACCAGCGTAACCAAGACGAGAGGCGGCAGCCTTGTCGGCGCGAGACATTCCACCACCCATCTGACCGAGAAGCTGGTTCAGCGCAGCGAGATCACCCGCACGAGCCCGCTCGCGATCGGACATGTAGCCGGACTGACGTAGCCCACCAAGCATGCCTCCGACCTCACCCTCAGTCTGCTGGGTCAAACGACGCGCCTGATTGATAGCTTCCCTGTTGGCCTTCTCGTAGTTGCTCAGGGATTGGCCAGCTTGAGTCCGATACTGGCCCATTCCACCGATCGTGGTGCCAATCTCGCCCTGAAGCTCTGGGCTGGTGTACACCCGCTCCATTTTCGGAGGGCTGAATGCATCGAGAACACCGCCAAGATTGAAGACTCCTGCCATAAGATTGATGTTTTACGTAGAGTTGATGGTTCTTCAGTGCCTAGTGCTAGTAATAGTCGCCATGCGAGACCCGCATTCCAACGCTCATTTCGTTCAGTGAGACAGCGCCTCCAATGACAGGACCCTTGTTCGCGTCTGCGACCATGATGCGGAATCCGATCTGAGAACCAGTCCTGAAGAATGGGAATGTGGCCATCCGGTTGGGCCGCTTATTGGCAGCTATCAACGCAGCCTCAGCTTCGGTCGATAACCGATCGATAGGACGAGGCGTGCTGTCCTGCCAGATGAGCTGCCTAGGCTGTGCTCCATAGCCGATGTCGACATGCAGTTTTGCAGCATTCGCATCTACCACGTCAGGAGCATCGTACTCCACAGCGACACGCTGAACGGTCTTGTTCGTCGGAGAGCCAATGTCCTGCGAGTCCGTCTGAAGAATCGTCACGTAACCACGATCCTCATACGACACAGAGTAGCTTCCAGGAGCAGCGTTGCAGGTCGATGTGGTCGGATGATCCGTATCGCTCCAAGCGGAGTATGGATAGCCTCGATTGGCCTCTGATGTGATGCAGATTTCGCGAGCGTAGTAGTCCGGATCGTACTCCTTCAGGCATTTGTCCTGAGCGGAGGCCATAATGAACTTGTACCCATTCGAGCAAGGAGTGCAGTCCGGCTCTAGGCTTGGGTTCTGATCGGTCAGCTGACACAAAGATCCAGCTGAAGACGGAAGCTCTACGTTTTCGGTCTGGTTCCTGATGTAATCGAGGGTTTCGTTCTCGACGTAGATCTGAGGGTACGGATTTCCCTCCTTCACCATCAGGCTTCCGGCCGCTTTCGGGTCGCAGATGCCCAAATCTGCCAGCCACCTGCGCACGCTCACCTGATAGGTCGGCAGATGCGCGCAGAACGCAGTGAATCCAGCGTCAACGATGCAGGATTTCTGGGTATCGAGCTGAAGAACCAAGGAACGCGCTGGAACGATCTCATCGTCAGCGCACCAAGACATCCAAACCTGACGATCCTGCTCGTTGTAGCCACCAACGACGTTGTAACAGGCCTTCCGGTTCACCTTTCCATAGGAACCAATCGTGGTGGACGGGATTCCGCCCAGATATTCCGGACGAACACCATCATAGATGGCTCCAGAAGCCTTGAAGATCCAGTCGATGCGCTGAGGAGCCCTGTCCAGCTCGCCAAGGACGTACACAGTGTCCTCGCCAGCGTAGATGTGGGTTGATCCAAGGTTGACCAACGAGTTCTCGAAGCGAAGCGCTGATGGTCCGCGATAGATTTCCCTGAAATTGAACACCTCATCGCCGCCAACGAGGTTCACATCGTAGATCGCCTTGTCGGTGTAGACCCTGAACTGCCCGCCAATGGGCTCCATAGCCAGCACACGCTCGTCTGCGCTCAGATCGATGTAGCCAGCCAGAGAATCGGGCAGCGGAGTGAAGCTAAGCGGGTCATTGAAGTCGCTCCAGTAGACGCGATTCACGTTGGTCGTGCCCTCAGTGACCGTATTCCCAAGGAACATGAACCCACGCCAAGCTCCGACCGTCTTTGCGACTGTAATGTCCAGCGCGATGAGGTCGTCTATCTGCGCTGCGGACTCCTCAAAGCCAGAACCGCCAGCGCCTTCGTGGCTCCACCAGATCGGAGAGTCGACTCCGTTTGTGAAGATGGAGATCCCGCCAATCTGAGCGAACTTCCAGCGAGTCTCAGCGACGCCAGCCTCAGGCCTCACTCCGCCAGCGTTGTCATAGATCACACGCCAGTTTCCATCCAGACCTGTATTGCAGAAGAGACGCGAGCGAGTGCCAGCAAGAAGGCGCGTGTCGCCATTCTCACCACGCATATTTGCTAGGAATGTGATGTATTGGCTCACGACTCGTTAGTTGATGGTGAAGAAGACGCTGAAACAGTCGGCGCAATCACTGAGATCGTAGGCCCGCTCAAGTAGGCGGCGGTGATGTTCCTGGCCAGCACAGTCGGAGCCTCGACAGTGATTGTTGGGGCCGATGCAGAAACCGATGCAGAAGCCGATCCATAGCCCTGAGGAGAGACAACAGTCACCACAGGGCCACTCAGAGAGATGGAGTTAGGAACTGGGAACGTCGGAAGCTGATCGTGCAGGTCCTCGTTCATCGAGGCGCACAGAATCATCGAGTCGATGATAGCGCCGCCCACCGCAATCGCGTCGATCTTCAGCTCGTGGCCTCTGACTGTGCATCGCAACGCACCGAATCGAGGCGGATTGTCCACGATCGAATCAGTGGTGCTCTGGTTGAAGTTGTAGAGAGCCGCTCCACCAATGCCAGCAACGACGTACGGGATGTTCTTGTTGGTCCAGCGCTGGTAATTGTGTGCGTGACCATTGATGACGATGTCGGCACCCATCCCATCGAAGTCCCAGTCCAAGGCCGCGAATGCATACCCAGCTGTGCTGGAGAATGGCGGATGATGGAAGACAACGACCTTCAGCCTAGCCTCGCTTGAGGCCAGAGCGTCCCTCAGCCAAGTCCACTGCGCGCTGACTGGATTGGTCTCAGTGTTGCCATCCGGCTCAAACATCGTCCCATCGCTGCGATAGCCAGAGCTGAGAACGAAGAAGCCGATGTCGCCTCGCTGGAAGGTGTAGTAGTTCTTGTTGTTCTGGAACAGGCTGGGGAACTTGCTTCGGAACCAAGCCCCAGTTCCATCGTAGTCGACGTCGTGATTTCCGATCGCTGGGTAGAACGATCCGCTTGAGACGAAATCTCCGTACTTCTGAAGCACCACCTCGTCGAACTGCTCGTTCGCGTAGGACAGGTCTGTGGCGTTATCCGCTGTGTAGGCGGTCGAGTCCACTGTGACCAGTGTGGAATCAACAGTCAGGCCTCTGGATAGCTCGTAGACGTTGTCGCCAGCGGTTACAATAAACTCCGGACTCCAGCTTTTAACCAGCTGCGAGACAGCGATCTCGTTCGAGCTGCCAGTTCCATAGTCGGAAATGACAGCGAACACCTGCTCGTCCATCGGGCCGCTCAGGGCAAGACGCCTAAACCCGCCAAGTCGCCTCAGCTGGCCACGACTGTCTCCGATAGCGTTGACGATGAGCCGAAACGCGCCCTCAGCAGTCCGGCCAGAAGGGGATCTGAGATCCAGCTGGCCAGCGTTTAGAGGGATCGGAACATCCTTTAATGGCTGAAGGCGCTTCATGCCTGACGATCGGTCCGCATTATGTACCAGATTGCCATCGCCGGAGGCACGATGCTTACAGGGGTCAGAGTGGTGCTGCTGGTGGAATCAACCGCGATCGAGTTTGTGGTCGCTAGAGATCCAGTAGAGCGAGCTGTTGTTCCAGCTGCAGATTGACTAATCACAACATTCTGAGGCCACGAGCTACCATTAGGATCAGTCCAAGGCCGCTGATTGAACGCGAGGTCGTCGTCGGCAAGTTGAGCAGGATTCAATGTTCCACCGAACCCATGATAGTGGTCCTTGGTTGGAACGTTCGCTTGGGTCAGAGTGACCGTTTCAGAGCCGAAGAAAGATCCGTCAACCGATCTGACGGTCAGGCCAGTTCCAGCACCGCCGCCGATGATGGCGCGACCACGAAGGTCGGGAGTGTTGTTGCCTCCATCGCAGAGCACCCAGAAAGGATTTCCATTGTCTGAATCATCACGACCCAGCCGCTCCACTGTGGACTTCACAGTCGATTCAGGAGCCTTGAGGTAGTAGGCCATGATGGTTCCAGGAGGAGGCAGGAACATCGCCTTGAATTCGGTGGTGGCCTCGCCGCTGACGTCATCGAAAGCCCAGTCAAACCACAGCTTCATCTTGCTGTTGAGACCAAGAAGGCTTGTAAGACGCTCGCAGAGGGACTGACCGTTCGATGCAAGTAGGAAGTCTGAGCCTGTTACCGGCGAACTCATTTCAGTGTCGTACGTTGTCAACCCCTCACCCGCAAGCTGGAGTCGCTTGCCCTGTAAAAGGAAAAACCCCACGCCAATTTCTCAGCGTGGGGCGCATTGAGACGTATTCTACAATGCTTATTCGGCCGCAGACTTCGATCCGGAAACCTCAACCAGCCGGTTGAAGGCAAGGATGGCTCCACGACTGGCGATCAGGTTGGTGTTCGCCTGCTGAAGCTGCTGGGTAAGCTGATTGATCTGCTCCTCCAGCGCCTTGATGTTCTTCTCAACGAGTTCCCGCTCTTGCTGCACCGATTCGGTAGTGATTGCCATAGGTGTTTTACACTAGTGCCTCTCTCTGTCGTGGCAAGTTTTCTGTGCGTCAGGCGTTGTTTTGAAGCCAAGGCAGTGGCGGCACCACAATCGGAGGATTGATGGCGCTGGCGATCTGCTGGTCGACCGACGCCTCAGTCGCTTCCTTGTCGATGCCAGAGGCCCACACCCAATCCAAGACCTGCTCCTCAGTGAGGTCCTCGAATGGAGTGAAGTCCTCCTGATCAGGGGCTGCGAATGAGGCTGTGCCATAGCACGTGCCACTGTAGGTTTTGCCGTCCGACTCTTGGCTGCCGTTACAGCGCCAAGCTGCCGTTATGACGACGTTGCTGAGGTCGCCTTCCGCAGGCTTGACCCACATCTGTTCAATTATCCACGTGTTCATTGTAGTGTTGGTTTATGTTATGCTGGGGGGTAGGCCGGTTTCCAGCTGTTGCCGGAACGGATATACAAAATGTTGTTAGTGCTGTCCCATACCAAAGGAACGCGACCAGCATAGGCTGTTGGGTTTCCAGATGGAGTTCCAGGGCATGACGGGATGTAGAGGAATCCGTTTGTGGCGTTTGTGGCGAGGGCCGCATTACCAAATACAGCGTTTCCGCTGGAGTCTAGTCGCAGTCGCTCAGCCCCAGAAGGCCCTGAGTGGAACCGAAGCTGGACCGAATCGTCGTACTGGCTCTCTGTGGCGCAGACGATCGGATCATATCCAGAGGTCGCTGGAGTCCTGTAACCGATCGCGAACATCGTTCTCGCCGCTGTGTTGTTTGCGGTATTCGAGAACAACAGACGCTGACCAGAGGTTCCGCCGCCGATCTCGAGCTTTCCGGTTTCAACAGGAGTGACCCCGATTCCGACGTTTCCAGCTGCGGAGATGTGGATGCGCTGAGCTCCATTTGCTGTAAGCGATAGTGTTCCAACTGAGGAAACGTCTACCGACGTGCTCGTGGCACTGATGAGCCCCCACTGGGCACTGACTGGATCGTTAGTGAATTGGATGCTGGCAGTTCCTCCAGTCGATTGAAGGACTCGGATTCCTACAGAATCTGAGTTACGAGTCTTTACGGTCAGCGGTGCAGAAGGAC